GCCATGTAGCCGGGGTCCGCCGACATCAGGGCCGCGTTGTCCGTCAGCTTGGCCGGAATGAATGTGGCCGACTTGGGCGGGATGCCCGGGTGCTTCTCTTCCAGCTCGGCCGGATCGTCGGCCCAGATCAGTGCGTCATTGATGCGGACGAACCAGCGCACCACGCCAGCGCGCTCTGCGATGGGAAGACCGGTCTCCTGGTCGATCCACCAAGAGATGAACTCAGCGACCCAGCTATCCGCGTCGGGGTTGCAGGTCGCCCGGATGTAGGGCCGAACCCCGCACATCGAGCGGTTCCGGCTGACCATGTACCAGAACTGCTTCTGGCTGAAGTGCGTCAGCTCGTCGAAGCAGATCAGCGGAATCTGCGAGCCCTGCCAGTTCAGGACCGTCTTGTCGTGTTCCAGATGGGCAAAGCTGACTGTCGCCCCCGAGGGAAACTGCCAGCTAAGTAGGTGCTCCTTGGGTGAAGCGCCAATGACCGGGTAGAGCTTCTCGCTCTCGTCCCAGAGCCCGCCCTCGTTGCGGACCTGGACCGTCGTGCGGCGGAAGAAGACCGCGCCGAAGTTCTCGTTGCCGATGTGCCTCAGCGGCTCCATCAGGAGCGCCCAGGTTTTTCCCCCGCCTGCCGCGCCGCCGTAGATGGCGATGTCGGCGCTGCTGCCGAGGAAGGTCTCTTGCGGCCCCGGCTGCGGCCGGATGACCGTGGCTTCAGCCGCGTCCATTATCAGGCAGCTGGTACATCACAACGGCGGGCGCGGCCGCAGGCAGGGGCGCCCCGTTCTTGCCAGTCAACTCGCGTCGGTTGGTGTAGCTGTCGCCCGCTTCCTTCGCTGCCTGTTCGAACAACTGCGCCGCCAGGGCGATGTTGCCCATCGACTCGGCCTTCTCAGCCATGCGCTGCAACGCGCGGAGGCGGACGGCCCGATGCGAAATGGCGATCTTGCTGGTGTCCTCCAGGAAGGTCTTGCGGGTCTCCTCAAACAGGGTGATCCACTTCGCCGCCAGGCCGTTGCTCGCTTTCTTGCCGGGGTCGTAGGTCTCGACCAACTGGCGGGTGACCGTCACGCCGAACTCGGCCTTGACCGCATCGGCCACCGTCTTAGGGCTGTCGAAGCAGGCGAGAGCCTGAACGATGTAGGTCTGGACCTCAGGGGCTAGGCGTTCCTTGGCCATTGCTTCGTCAAGGCTCCGTCTAGGTCAGGCAGCCCTCAGCAAACACGTCCCGCAAGCCTGTGCGATCGATGCCCTGCCTATCAGCGGCTCATGAGACGCGGCCTCTACAAGGTTCCTGACCCCGGAGGCATCTGCGCCATATCTGCGAACCACTCCGACGAACTCTTCGACGTCATGGCCGCGCATGGTGAAAGCGGGTAACCCGCTCTTTCGGAACTTCGGGGCGCCCCATTCGTCGCGCTCCTGGCCACAGTGGTAAAGCTCATGCTCGACCAGGGCGCAGAACTCGGCATCTGAGGCTTGGGCTGCGTAGGGGGCGCTGAAGGTCAGGATAAAGTCGGGGATATGGCCGAACCACTCCCTGACCTGTTGCTCAGAGCGAGCCTTGGCCCAACGCCCCATAGCGCGAGGTGAGCCGCTCTCCGCTTGACCGACTACGGCGCGGCCCTGACGTGAGTTGGCGGCCGTCGTCCAGAGCACACCGATGCTGGCCTGCCTGAGGTGCGCGTGATCCTCGTTCGTGAGGTCCCCGCCGTCGTCGATGAAAGTCTCGCTCAACCATTCCGTCAGGTCGGGTGCCGGAACGAAGCGGTCCATGTTCGCGACGCTGACCTCGAGCAGGTCAGGCGGCGGAAGTGGTCGCACCAGTCTTTTTCGCTTCGGCCTTCGGCGCGGTCTGGGCCTCAGCCTTCACCCGCTCCGCGACGCCAGCTGCCTCCAGGCGGTCAGCGGCCTTGGCATCCTTGGCGTTGAAGGTGGCGCCAGCGGCGGCCGAGCCGTCCGACAGCGAGAAGCCGACGAGGGCTTTCATGGGGACCATAGGGCTCCTCCTGTGCAAGGCGGCAAGGGGCGGCCAGCTTGACACGCAAGCTTAACCTTGTGCTGAGATGCAGGACTCCGACTGATCGGAGGGGTTGCCTTGTTGCTCGTACTTTTGGCCCAAATTGCCGCGCTCGATCCTGAGATTGCCACGCTGCGTTACAACTCGGCGATGGACGCTTGGTCGGAATGCATAGATCTGAGGGTCGAGCGGCTGGCGGCCTCATCCACGCAGACCGTTTCCAAATCCACCCTGGTCCATGTGGCGATGGACCAATGCTACATCATGGCCACTGACGCCCGGCGGACTTTTCCAGAGGTTGCGCGCAAGCACCTCGCCGACCAAGGCGTCACCTCCTACAGCGAGAGCGTGGTCGATCTGCTTGCGGACGAGATGCTCAAGGGCGTGAGCGAAACGATGCTGGAGCTAAAGGTCGCGCAGTTCGCGGACTAAGGCGCTACGCCGCAGCTCAGGGCGTGGTCGGGGGCACGAAAAAGGCCCGCCCGAGAGGGAGGAGCCTTTCGATGGACGCGCGAAGCGACCTTGTCTTTTCGTACCCTGCTTCGACCGGTCGGGCAATGACTGCTCCTAACCAAAATCAGCGCCCCTGAACCACGTCAGCGGCTTCTGGTGCGGTTCGAGCGGGACGGCGTCGTTCGCCACCTGCTTCGGCTTGGCCGTCGCGACACCGCGGGCGTGGATGAGGTTGTCGCCCAGCGCCCGGATACGAGCCGTCTGTCCCTCGTCGGCCGTCTCCCCGGTTTCGGCCTGGACCGTGGCCCGCCAGTTCTTCGCCAGCGCGCGATCGCCCGTCATCAGCGCCGTGAGAAGGCGAGCATCCGAGGGGCTCAAACCTTGGAGGGTCTTCTTGACCCGAGTAGCGCCGTCGATGGCCTCCTGCGTGATGTTCTGGCCTGGCGCACCATCAGACGTGGCGCGGATGTAGTCCGGCCTGCGGTCGCCGCCCGTCGCGCCGGCGGAGATATGGATGTCCAGCTCATGGGCGCGGAACGCCTCATAGGCCCGTTGCGAGAGCGCGGGCTTGCCCTTGGGGTAGCCCTCTGACGGCTTGCCGTAGCGCGTGCGCAAGATCGTGAAGACGTCCCGCCGCCAAGCGGCCAGGATCACCCCAGACCGTTTGTCTGCGTTGACCTCAGCCCCTTGAGCTTTCAGGCGAGCGATCTCGGCCCGGCGATCGCGCAACTGATCATTCGAGACGACTGGAGCCTCGGCTGTCTCCACGCTGGCGACCTTGCGGAGCGTGATCTTCTGTTTCTTCTTCCTGCTCATGTCGCTGTTCCTTCTAAAACGTATTGCTGGTTGGAGAGAGCCTGAGCGGAAGGCATAGGACGACTAGCCCAGGCGTCAGGCGACGACCCAAGCTAGTCCCTATGCCTCCGCGATCTTGCTGGCCGGAGCCGAGCCGTCGCATTGGCCGATCCAGTGGAGTGACCATCCCCGGATCGTTGAGAGCTACTTGCGACACGTCATCGTCACCGTGCCGGGGATCGCGCTTCTCTCTTTCGGACTGCGCTTCGCCTGTGATCCCGCCCCGTGGTAGGCTTCCGGTGTCTGGCGCCACTGTCTTCAAACCGTCCGCCAGCCCGGCCCTGCGTTCCTCGAGAGCGCAGGGTCTCTCAATCATCCCATCGCCTCCCTGAGGTGCAGGGCGACGGCCCTCAGGCTCTCCCTCTGGTGCATGTCGTTGAAATCGTCGCCGAGGGCCGGAGGCATGACCCATGTCCGACCGGAGCGACGCGCGTAGAACTCGCCGGCACCGAGCCCCTCAAGGCTCTCCACCGGCTTGTCGTGGTCGGCAGCGATCCTCGAGCCAGCGATGGCTTCAGCCACCTGACCGACGTTGGATGCCGAGAAGGCTGAGAGGACCGTCGCAGAGACGCCCAGGAGGCGCAGCGCAGCCCGCACCGTCATCGCCGTGGCGATCCCCTCGCAGACCCATGTGTCGCGCCCTGTAGCAATCCTATGTGAAGCGCCGGACATGACGCCGCGGAGAATGTTCTTCTTCGTGCCGTCCGGTGCGATGAACTGGACCGTGGTGATCGTCTTGACGACGCGGCCGGGGATGATCAGAAGCGGTCCCTGGGCCTCGGGCAGAGCGTGGGCCAGCATTTCGCCAAGCCGTCCGGACGGAAAGAAATCCCGCGGGTCGTCGCAGATGAGGCCCTTCTCCTCAGGGAAACCCTTCGCCTTCAGGTAGGGGTGCACGTCCGTCCGGCAGCTCCGGACTATGTCGACGCAGATGCGCTCGACTTGGCGGCGCTCCGCTTCGCGCTCGGCTTCTCGAGCCCGTCGCTGCGCCTCGACCTTGGGGTCGGCTGGGCGGTTGTCATTGGCGCCATCGATGCGGAATTTCTGCCCCTGCGCCGTCTGGTAGTTGTAGACGAAACCGCCCTTCTGATCGTCATCGATCTTTACGGCCGCATCGTTCTTGCCGTTCTTCCCGAGTGAATCCGTACGGGTCCATCGGCCTGGCGCGCATCGACGCTTTGGAGGAGCGACCTTCACGGCGTCACACGCCCGACGCATCGCCTCGTCCAAGGAAAGAGCGCTCATGCGGCCCTCCGCAGATTGCTCTGCTTGCGGAAGCGCTTCACCTCGCGCTCGATAAGCGCATAGGCGTTCGGGTCGACAACGGCGGGGACCGCCATGTCGTACCAACCAAAGGGCAGCTTCGCGCTTGGGTAGATGCCGCGCCAGGATCCGTAGGCCCATCGGCGGGCGTGATCCTCGCCCTTTCGCGTGGACTGGGCGCAATAGTGGAGCGCAGCTTTCCAGACCTCTCGCGGGCTCTTCAGGCACTCCGCTCGAAGGCCGGCGCGCGCTTCGATCCCCAGCGTTGTGGGGTCGAACTCCTTCAGTTCGCCTTCCACGGCGTGAATATGCGAGCGGGCTGGTCGCTCCCATCCGCAGGACATGCAGGTGTTGCCGCTGAGGCCGCCCGAGCATTCCGGGCAGACGACCTTCTCTCGCACCTGAGGATCGCGCTCGCGGGCCACGCTGTCGCGCTTCTCAGCCTTATCCAGCTCGCCTGGGCCATTCTCCCAGACGTCGTACATGTCGAGGGCGAAGCGTTCGAAGTTGCCGCTATGGTCGAGCCAGAGCGCCTTCTTCTCCTCGCCGGGGATCGTGCGCATGACGCGGCCGATCTCCTGCATGTGGCTGGACAGGCTCTTGCGGTAAGGCTTGCAGGAGACGCCGATCCGAACGTCAGGAACGTCAAAGCCCTTCGTCAGAACGCCGCAGGACACCAGGCCGTGAATGATGCTGTCCGGGCGCCGGAACTCCGCGATCTTTTCGGCGCGAGCGTCGTCGTCCTTGTCGAGGTAGCTGATCTGCTGGAAGTTGTATCCTGCTGCGGCAAACGCCGCGCAAAGTTCCCGCCCATGCTCGACGGTGGGGCTGAACACGATGGTCTTGGCAGGCCCGCCGAAGTGCTCCTGCGTCTTGGCCTCCCACTCCTTGACCACATCACCGACAATCTTGATCCCGGCCGAGGCCGCGCTCTCGTCGGAGAACTCGCCGAAGCTGTTGCGGGTCAACTCGCTCTCATCGGGGCTTCGCGCGATGTAGATCTTGGGCTCGACCAGATAGCCCCCCGCGATGAGCTGGCGTGTGGGTATGACGTTGACCATCCCGTCCCAGTGGTTGCCCATGCCTTTGGTGAAGGGGGTCGCCGTCAGCCCGATCTTCACGGCGTCCGGATAGCGGGCCATCAGGTCGAGGGTGGACTGATACTGAGCGTGGCATTCATCCACGATGATCAGGTCGGGCTCCCGAGGAAGACCGCGGCGAGCCAGCGTCTGGGCCGAGCAAATCTGGACGTGCTCGCGCGGCGACCAGCGCCGATTAATCCCCTGGATGACGCCATGCTCGACGCCGTACTCGTCCATGACCTCAGACGTCTGATTCACCAGAGCGACACGGTCGACGATGAAGAGGGCATAGCTCCCCTTGCGGCTGGCCTCCTTTAGGAGATGAGCAGCGCAGATTGTCTTCCCTGCCCCGGTGCCGGCGCACAGGATCAGCCGCCGGATGTGTGCGCGGATGTTCTCTCGCAGCGACTCAATGGCGCCGTCCTGATAGGGGCGCAGAACGATCTCTTTGCTCTCGAAGAGGTTCAGCATGCCGCGACCTCCGCGTAGGCGGCGCGCTCGGCGTCGGCTCGCGAAAGCCCGCCGCCGAATTCCATAATGGCCGCGCGCTCTTCCCACAGGTCGAACAGCGGCCA